AGCGGGGAGGTTCGTCCCTGAGGCGAGATTCAGGGTGCCGACTGGGTTGACTCCACCGAGGAGCGCCCCGGCCCGGTACTGACGGACGTTGAATGTCGCATTGTTAGTGACGACGCCCGTGACCAGGGAGGGCGAGGTCAGGGAGGCCTTGCTGAGCTGGTAGTTCGTCTCAGAGAAGCCCGTTGGTACGACGGCCGCAATCGTCTCGGAGGTGGCACCGGCCGCGGCTTGGGCCGGAAGGATCTGATCTTCTACTACAAAGGCCATGTGATGTCCTCCTAGTTTAGCTTGGGATACCAGGTTCGGCAGCAGTTTCAGTGAGCTTACTGCCGTCCCTGGGTCCTATTATATCACAAAACTGGATCGGACGATTACGGCCCGACGTCGTTGATGATCTGGAACGCGGACGTAAGGCGCTGGGCCGTGAAGCCCACCCGCTCTTCAGCGCGGAACCAAGTCTGGTTCTGCTCGAACGAGGTGCCTGCCTCGGCGGAAACGTCCAAGGTCATGCCGTCGCGCTCGAACATCCACGCCTCGTTGATCGCCCCGACGATGATCGAGGTCCGGTTAGACCCGTTGCCAGTCGTCTGGTTGATCGGCATGTTCGCGTCGATGACGACCGGGATACCGAACATCGTCGGTACCATCCCGGGGATGCCCGTCGGCGACTGGGCCAGGGGCATGTCGAGGGTCTGAGAACCCACGACGGTACCGAGGCCGAGGTACCGGTTCGCCGTGTCCTTGGCGGAGATCAGCTTGGTCCAGGTCCGCGGGTGCATGATGATCAGGGTCGGCTGACCGAAGTAGGTCTGCTGGACCCGGCCGACGGCCGCGATCACGTCGTCATAGATCGCCATGGCCTGGGCGTTCGCGGTACCGGTCGCGCCCGTGGAGGCCGTAATCGTGATGCCTGAGGTGTTCAGGATACCGGTCGGTTGGCCGGTCCCGGAACCGTTCAGGATCACGCGGTCCTCTTCGATCCCGAGTCCCTTCGCGAGGTCGCGGCGGACCACCTGGTCGACCGCGGGGCTGGAGTCCTCGAGGAGTTGGTTGGAGATCTTCGCGATTCCGGCCAGGGTGAAGATGTTGATGGCGATCTGGCCAAACACCTCGTCCGTGGACGGCTTAGTCGCGTTCTCCGCCACCCAAGCGACAGTGCTCACGCCCGTCTGCTGGGGGATATAGATGAGGTTCGTGGAGACGCCGGTGACGACCGTGATGTAGGAGCGGAGGGGAGAGGTCGCGCGCCGGAGTTCCACCAAGTCCTGGAGGTACTCAGGCGGGACCAGGTAGCCGCCGGTCGGAGAGGCGCCCTCGGCCAGGGCCTTCGTGCGGAGTTCCTCGAGGAACTTCATCGCCTTCGTGTCCTGGAGTTTCTTGCCCTTCCACAGCGTGACCGCGAGCTGTTCGCCGAGGACGTTGTCGCCCTTGTCATGGACGACGGTCGGGGCGAAGAAGTGCTTGCGCTCCGTGCGGATTTCCTCCATGCCTGTGATGATCTGATTCATCCGATCGGCCATGGACTTGATCATGAGTTCCTTCTCGGCCGCGGCCTTCGCGTCAGAAAGTTCTTTCTGCTTGGTTTCCAGGGTGTCCAACTGGGTCTGGACAGACTTGAGGTCCTCAGCGGTGACCTCCGGGTCCTTGATCTTCTCTTGGAGCGCCTTGGTCTCCGTTACGGCCTTCTGGAGTGCTTCCGTGAGTTGACGAATCTGCTCTTCAGGGTCCATAGTATTCCTCCGTACAAAACTATCCAGTGTAGGACTGGAGGTCGGTGATTGCCGCTTTGATTTGATCGAGCGTAGCTTGACTTATGGTCGCCGGAGCTCGTTCGCTCCACGGGCGAGAGGCGCGATCCCCGGTAAAGATACCAGTTTGCGAGCCTGACTCCTGCAGTTTGAAAGACTTCTGGACGACTTCAAAGAGCGAAGAAGCGTTGGCCGGGACTCCCACGACCGAGGTCTCGGCCCAGTCCATCCCGGTGACGATATCTTTCATGCGCTTGAAAATGCCGCCGATCGAGAAGGCGCGGTAGATGCCCTCCTTAATCTTGTTGTAGGCCTCGACGGCCCAGGGCTCGTGGGCCGGGGGGACGATCGCCTCCACGAGGACTCCCTTCTGGGTGATTTGGATGTCCGTGATCCGGCCGATCGGCTTATGGATGTCGTGGTTGAGGAGGAGGATGGGGTTCTTGAGATAGGCGGCCTTGGCGTCCTCGAAAGCGCGGGGGAGGATGATGTCCTTATCCCGGTCACGCTCAAAGGCGGACGCAAAGCCGCGGAGGAAGAGCGTCCCGTCTGGGAGGACCGAGGCGGACTTGATTTCTGTGTCTAGGAGGAAGGTGGCCTGTTGTTCGAGCATCCCTTGGTCTCCAGTCGATTGACTACGGAGGTCGGGACGCTCGGAGAGGCGTTCTTGGCCGATTGCGTGTTCATGTGGCCGCAGCGGCCGCACTTTATGGAGCCAGACGGTAGGACGTCAAACTTACCGAGCAGTCGATTGCAGTTTGTGCATCGCCATTCTACCATGCGCGGTTCTCCCTATCAAGGAGATTATAAACCGCGGATGAAAACTTGTAAATAGGGATCGAAAAGATACTAGGTCCAGGGCCAAAAGTCCCACCAATGGTGGCGTGACGGAGGTGGGGGTGGGGCGATCGTAGGTCGGGGGAAGTGGATTTGGGCCGCGCAGAAATCCATGCCCTGAGCGAAGAGGGTCCGAACGTCCGCGGTTTTCATTTTGAAGCGACCGGGGAAGGCGGGGTCCCAGGCCGGGCCCCACGACTGCTGGAACCAGACGGCGTCCTCAGCTGAGGAGTAGAAGTAGGCGAGGTATTCGTGGCCGCCCTCGATTGGACCGACGGGGGAGATGAAGCCGTTGGCGTCGGGGGAGAACATTCCCTGAGTCCAGTCGGAACCGCAGGCGAGGGGACCGGTGGTCTGGAGGTAGGCGAACGCCTCGTCTGGGTTCTGGGCCCAATGGTAGGAATCGATGAGGTTGAGGGACTGGAAGGCCTTCATTAGGCCGTGGGAGTTGGAACCGTCGTGGGGCTGGGGGATGCCGTCATTCGCCTGGCAGAGTGGGTAGAGTTGGGCGGGAGAGGGAGAGGACTGGTCCGGGTCGAGGGCCGGCTCGGCCGAGAGGAGCTCGCGGCCCGTGAAGGGGACGCACTCGGGAGTGTTGCCTTGGTCGAGGGTCGGGCCGAGGGCCCACGGCGTGGTGCGCGGGGGACCGGGAGCCGTGACAGCGGGGAGGGCGTAGGCCTTGGACGCGGGGTCCATGTAATAGACACGGCCCAGGCGCGGGGCCCACGGGTGGTGGACGCGGTGAACGTAAGTCATAGGTCCCTCCGGTACATTCCGCAGTCACGACAAACGTAGCCACCGTTCTGGGTCCGCCGCCAGGAGTGACGATGGAACCGGGAGTGAGAGGTCAGGGCGACGTAGATCAGGAAGACGAAGAAGAGGAAGAGTAGGCCCGCGGCCGTGGAGTGGTCCATAGTCATCACCTCCTTCAACGATCGAATACCGGTTTGGGTTCTACCCATACCCGCAACCCGATCTGTCCATCGCGGACGAACTCCTGCTCACAGAGGCACGCGTCTTCTACTCTGAGACCGAGGGCGTCAAGGTTGCGTGTGATAAACTCTTCCTTCAGACTGATCGAGAAGCGACGCAACGAGTCGGCCTTCTGGTGTAAGTCCTCCATCGAAGCGTGGAGGTTCTGGGTCGGGAAGTCGTTCGATGTCTGCGGGCTTGAGTAGTTGGCCGACGGTCGTGCAGACACGGTAGACTCCTTTATGGACAATGACTTTGGTGACAGTAAAAGTCCGCTCCCTCTCCCGTTGGGCCTCCGTTACGTTTGGTCGATGGGGGGCCATGGAGATGGTGCGGACTTTATCTCCTCGACTTAGGGCCTGGGCCTCAGTGATAGTCATTGAGGGCCTCCTTTCATGCGGTTATTATATCACACGATCGACGAGAGGTACAATGCGCCGGGTGCCGTTCGGGTGTTCTGAGGACATCGCGGAGTCTACGTCCTCGATCGGGATGACCTGGCCGTTCCAGGAAGCACAGTCGGCGTCCTGGGTCCCGTCTTGGACCTCGACCTCCTTGACTCCGTAAGCCGAGGCGGTCAGGGCGAGGGCCCGGGAGAAGGCCTGGGTCGCCTCGGTCCGGGCGATCATCGGGGCGCGCGAAGAACGGGCGGTTGAAAACGCGGCGGCCACTCCTCCGTACTTCTCAGCGTCGACCCCAGACAGGATCTGTCGAACCGAGTAAGAGCGGCGAAGGCCCTCGCGGACCGCGTCCAAGACGGCAGATTTGGTAGTCTGGTTGATAGCGTGGACGCGAGATAGCATCGCCGACTCGAGGTCCTTGAGTCCCGAGGCGACCGATGGGAGAGGCACGTCCACCCCGATCCGCGCGGCAGTTTCATAACCGAAGAGCCCCGACGAACGATAAAGTTCGGTGAGCGCCGCAGAGAGTTCAGCGTCCTCTTTTTCATCGTCCCACCAGCTCCCGTCGGTCAGGTCAGACTTAGACTTGGTCCGGGGTTCCATGGCCGCCCAGACGCGGGACTGCTGACCCTCGAGGACTGCGGAGATCGCGGGGATGAAGTCCGCGGACTGAGAGATGAGGGCGCGTTGGCGGCGGAGGACGATAAGCCCGGAGCCGGGGGCCCTGAGAGACGTAGGATCAATGGACTTCCGGGCCGGGCCCGTGGAGAGGGATCCCGGGGGAGGGGCTGGAGGAGGTGTGGATGGAGGAGGTGTGGATGGAGGAGTTGAGGGTGGGGTGGCGTTCGGGGAGACGGCGCCTCCCGTGGCCATGTTGAAGGCGACTGCGCGGTGGGGGATGATGATCATCGTGTCGCCGTTTGGGAGATCGGCCTCTCCCTGGCGGGCGCGGACCTCGTTGACCGTGGCGAGGGTCCCGGCGAGGTCGATCGGGACGAGCTCCGAGGGGGCGAGGATAACGTCGCCGTTCTCGATGGGTTCTTTTCCTTGGTAGGCCCGGACTTCGTTTATGGTGTAGGAATGGGTGGCGGCCATCGCCCCGGCGACCTGGGCCGAGGGGAGGTCGTCCTCGAAGTTGAGGCGGTCGTATTTGAGAGTGTAACCGGAGTTCGGGTGGAAGACTTTGGTAAGGTAGTCGAGGCGCATCTCCATGCGGGTG